CGCTTGCGTCGCCCGCTGTTGCGTTGATTGTTACTGCCATTGGGCTTCACGTCAGAAGTCTTTGATTTTGGCTTTTCAGGGGCGGAGGCCACCGCTTGCGCAGCAGCCTCACGTTCCTTCATTCGCCTAAAAGCGAATAAACCCATCAGGAGCTTGCGCCCTTCAGAGCTACAAAAGACAAGACAATTGCCTCGCCTAGTGAACCTGCAGACAGGTTTGCAACAGTGATCTTGAATGAACCGGCAGCAATGTTGGTGGCTTGTGCCAAATAAGCACCAGCAGTACCAGCAGAACTGTGATTCACCACCACTACATCAGTGGAGCCGATTTCGCTGTTAGTAACCACAAAAGTCACTTCAGCAGCAGCCGCCAGGGCTGCATCGTCAAGGGTGATTTGACCTGAAGCTGCGTTCAGGGTTACACCTGTCGCTTTGCTGGTGGCCTGAGTGACAGTGCCGCCAGTTGTCGGGCCAATGAGTTTGCCCGCTGTTGCCTCAAAAATGGATGCCATAGTTAATTACTCCCTCAATCAAGGTTAGAAGTGGAAGTAATCCGCACGATCCCAATGTTATTGGTCTCGTAGACTTTGCTCCAGTTTCCAACGGTTTGCAGTTGTGCGCGGGTTGGATTTGAAACAGCAGAAGAGAACTTCGAACCTACCGGGTGGTAGACGTAATGAAGGTCAATTGACATTGCATCACTTTTAGCAAGGATGTCTCTGTCAGTTTCTGTCTGCAAACCAAGCTGTTCGCCAGAAGCGATAGCACCTTGGGTAAACAGATAGGAAGCGTATTCAGTGGATGAACCGCTATTTGCTGTTTGAACATCCGATGAGACGATAACCCGAAGCCCCATGAATGTTGGGACTTGCACCTGGCCGAATGCGTTTGCAGTCGAACCTTGGCTGGCTGCAGTGTCAGGAGCACCGTTGTCGTCGTAGATGAAGTCGATTGCTCGACGCTCCATCAAGTCGTAGTACACATTGGGGTGTACGCAGATCGCAGCAAGCTTTTCGCCTTGATCGCCTAGCAATGCTTTGCCAGTAACAATTTGACGTGGTCCAAGCACGGTTGGAGTATCACCAGATCCGCCATCAACGGCTAGGCCCAGGAAAGCACCACCAGCGGTGTCACCAACTGCACCAAACACACCGCCCAAGCAAGAAAGAAGATCCTTCTGGCGCTGGTTGGCAATGTAGTCAGCGATTTTTGAACCAATAGCAGCCATTGGGTCAGAACCAGCAGCCAAAGCAGCTAGGTCACGTGACTCAAAAGCACGACCACGGTGCAAGACAGCAGCAACCTGCTTGTCTGCGGTGATCTTGCCTGGTGTCAGTGAAGAACTATCAGTTAGAACTTCAAAGTCACCAGAAAGGTTGGCTTTGTAAAAAGGAACTTGAACAAAGTCGCCACCACCCTCTGCAGCATTTAGCTCCGCCATTGGCTGCACCACACCGGAAGCCAAGAAGGCATCACGCTGAGTGGTTTGCTCAATCACGTAAGGCGTAAATACCTCAGGGATGATGATGTCGCTCCTAAGAGTCGCCATCTGTCAAAAAAAGAGAATGTTTACGGTGTGGGCACAGCCCTTAGGCGCAGCACAGCTTTGCCATTAGGTCACATACTAACGGTTAGCTGCGTTTTTCAACCTTTCGTACATGTCACGATCAGTTTTAAATAAGCGTGATTGTTCTGTGAGGTTGAAAGTTTCTTTGCTGAATGGATTTTTGACCCCAGCAACAGAATCGCTTGATGCACGGCCAGAAGGTGCGCCACTGCCTTGAGGCTTAGGTTGCTTTTGCATCCAAGCTGGCAAAGTCTTGGCCCATTCACTGACAGGTGTTCGCTGGTAACCATCAACAACAACAACGGTGCCATCAGGCTCACGCTCGATTTGTTCACTGGTCAACTTGGTTTTTAAAATCAAATCGGGGTCATGAACAACATCAGCCAAAGCACTGACAGCAGGCGTAATTAGTTCCAACTCACGAACACGCGCTTCGAGTTCACAAATGCGCTTGTCCTTCTCCGCCGTCGCCTCACGGAACTGTTGCTCCAAAGCTTGTCGGGCTTCCCCGTATTTGCCTTGCTTTTCCAGATCTTCTTGTTCCGCTTTGGCTTTGAAATCCAGTAGCTCCTGAACATCAACGCCATCAGGGACAGCCTTTGCTTGCGCTTTTGCTTTTTTGTACTCATCCAACAATTCAGCGTTTTTGCGCCTCATTGAATCGAGTTCTGTTTTTAATTCGCTGGTTTCAACAGATTGCTCCACAGGAGCAGTTTGTTCTTCGGACATGAATTAGCCACAGGCTAAATTGCTTCACCACTTTACTTTGTCTGCCCAATATGCAGCACTTGTTTTCCCTTTGGCAATATTTTTCGCATGACGCGCTTTAAAAGATGCACGCTTTGCCTTATCCGCTGCTGATTCACCCTTGCGCGGGGGCTTTGTTTTTGCGCCCTGCATCCCAAACCTAATAAGCCTGTTGTTGCCACTGTCTTTAATGACAACAGCGTGCGACTTGCCGCTCGAATGATTCGGCGTCCTAATCGGTTTGTCATAGCCATCAAACGTATGGCCGCCACGCTTGATCTGTGCCATTACTTTTGCTTTGGTGCCGCCTTCAGTTGAGAGCGACGCTTCAAAACAGGGCCACCAGTGCTTTCTGATTTGATCCTCACAACAGGATCAGCATCAGTGCCAACACGAGTAATCGTGCCTCCAGTTGGCCCTTTAACTGATGCACGCTTGCCACCGCTACCGGTGACAACGCCAAAGGTCCGCTTGCCCTGGTAAACCCAGCTAACGCGAGAACCCTTCTTCACTTCTTTTTGGCTCCTTTCTTTTTCTTAGGGGCAGGCTTTTGTGGCTTCTTTGGCCCGGAGTAGCTAGGCATCAGGATTCCTCTTTGACTGTTGATTTTTTGGCTACAGCTTTTTTGGCTGCAGGCTTTTTAGGTGGGCAAGCCGGTGCGGCTGCTTCTTCTTTTTCAAGCGTCAGCTTGAATCTGCTGTGTAGCTGCATTGATCGCATTTGCTAGCAACAACAAAAGGGTAACGCTTCTTTTGCCCTCGGTCACTTGCGCTTTCGTTTGCCGCGCTTGCCTGCTTCTTTGAATGCAATCGCTGCCGCTTGTGACCGGCCCTTGCCTTCCTTGATCAGCTTGCGGATATTTTGCGAAATAATCTGTTGGCTGCCGCCACGCTTAAGAGGCACCGTATTTTGCCTGCAAGTTTTTTAACGTTAGTTCTGACCCGTCATTGCTGACAAACTTTCGGATCGCAACGTCGCCTGATTCACCTTTCTTTAAAAGGCTGCGGAACACATCACCCTTGCCCTTGCCGCCTAGGGCTTCATTCTGTTGCTGCACTGTTCTGTTCTTCAACCAATTTCCATACTTTTGATCGACAGGGACAAGGCCACCAAGTGCCGCACGCTTGCCACGCTGTTGCACGTCGCCTTCTGCTTCTGCTCTAGTAACAAATATGATTCGCGATCGACAACCGAAATGCTGTGGCGGTTCTGGCCCCTTGCCAAATTTAAAAACTTGGCCGTCAAGTGATTGGCAAATAGCAGTTGTTTTTAAATCTAAAACCGCTCTGTAGCGGTACGCCGAAATCACATCTTGATTAGCGGCAAAAACCTGATTGTCTACCGTGTTGCTTACCTGCGTGACAGACGTTCTGATCAATGCTCGAATCTGTGCATCAGAAAGCGTTGTCAACGTGCCGCCTTTTGCTGCAGTGCGGGCAATGTCTGCCGCGTCATTGAAACGCAAATCACCGCGTAAACGTTTGACCATGTCTCGCATATTTTCACCGGTCAGCATTCCGTCTTGAACAGTTACCCGAAACTTTGCGGCTGATGCTTCAGCAAGTTGACGAAACGACGTATTCAATGTCTTGCCATTGGGCAGAACAAGGGCTGAGCCTTTTGCCGCGTCAAGCCTGACTTTGCCTGGCGCTACACCTTCAATCTGCCCCTGTAAGTCTCGTTGAAATACAGCCGCGTTCAGATCTGTTGGGTCATCCATCACAATAGCCTTGGCAAAATCTGGCGTGATTTCAACGCTGCGAACACCAGGTACTAACTCTGGCTTCACTACGTTCTTGATCTGTTGAACAATAAATTCATCTTCAAGTAAGGCAAGCCCTTGAAGCTCTTGCATTAAATAAACGCTGCTATCCCCAGCCCAAGTAGCCAAGCTTTCTTTTGTTTGCAGCAGCAATGTATTAAGTCGTGCTGCTTCTCTTGGATTTAAAGAACCTATGTCATTCAGCTTGCTTGCAGCATCAACAACGATGTTGTTGTAAGCCCGCATCACGTTAATAGCAACGTGATTGCTGTAGCGGTTTAAATCAATTGCCTGCCTATAAAAGGCTTCAGGTTCGCTCATTTTTCATAGATGCCAAGGGCTGCGGCTTCTTCAATACAAACAACAGAGGCATCAGCTCCGAGCTTCAAAGCGTTATCCAAGATTGACGTAAATTCCGCTACAACGTCTTTGTCATAAACAGCAATACTGCTTTCGGTTACGGCGCAAACCATGCCGTCCAGATAC